AGAAATTGGTTTAACTTCTTCAGATAGTTCTACCTCGTTTTCTTTAACCTCGTTCAATTTGCTTAATTCAGCTTTTAACGTTTCGTTTTCTTTTTTCAACGCTTCAATTTCCGAAAAGAAACTTTCCTTAATTGTGCTTTCTACTACTTTTTTAGGAGCGCTTTTAGCTGTTTCCATTTCTTGTTCTTTTTTCGCTTCCTCTTCGATAGGCTCTTCAACTTCTACTTCTTCTTCTTCAACCTTTTCTTTTACTTCAGAAATAATTCCTTCTTCAACAACGATTAACATACGACCGTCCTCCATTTCGTATTCACCTACTGGCACGGGTATTTTTTGTTCATCTTCCGTTACTACGAAAATTTCGTTACCAGCTTCAAACATATCAGCTTCAAGAACTGTTACGCCATCCATTAGTTTCATTTGTTCAAGTTTTACTTCCATTCCAAGTAAAGTTTTGATTTGGTTTATTAAGCTATTTTTCATTTTTATTTATATTTAAGTTTATCCTAATTTGGCTCCAGATGCTAACATTTTAAGCGAACCATAAAATCTTTTATTAATATCAATTAATGAATTTATGCTTGCTTCTGCTTTTGAAATTGGTGCTTTGGCTTCGTTTAGTAATCCTAATTCTTGAGCATTTTGTTTAAAATCTGCTAATGCTTTATCTGCATTTCTTCTTGCTAAATCATATTTTTTTTGCCAAGAATCAATTGAATCAGAAAGTTTTTTTAATTGTTGACCAACCTGCATAACTTCATCAATAACCTTTTGATTATTAGCTTCAATTTCATTTAATACTTGAACACTTTTTAATTCAACCTCATGCGAAGCCAATTGCGTTTCTTCTTTGAATAGTTTTCCGAAAACTGTTTTTAGTGTATTCATAACTTATTAACTTTTAAAATTTTTACTTGTTCCTTTTTTAGCCGTTTTGCCGTACTATCGTTCGTACTCCGTTGTTATCTGTTATCGTTACATTTTGCGGCGTTACGCTGGCTGTTTTACCTATTCCTTGCGCTTCTAAACTACCGTCACAACAATCTTTGTGGTATTTTCCGTCTTTACATAAGCATCCACGTTTACCACCACGGGGACTTACTTTACTTGCTGTTCTCATTTATTTTATATTATCCTCCAACGGGTTCTTGTACTTTAAGAAATGTATTATAAGATTGAATCCAATTTTCTAAATCATTTAGGTCAACTTTTTCTATTTGTTCTATGTTTTGAATACTTCTTAATTTTGAATCTTTTAAATCTATTCCTAAATCATTTGCAGTTTGTTTTAAAGTAACAACCATTTTTTTAGCATCTTGAATTTGACTTACATATTTTTTTAAAGCATTCATAGATTTTAACGCCTCTTCTTGTGCTTTATCTAAATTTGGTTTTATTAATAAATCAGCTTTTAAAAAAATATCATAATTTTTAAAACTTTCCTCGTAGATTTTATCATAATTTTGCATTAAGCCTAATTCAACTTCGTGTTTTGCTAATTTAATTTTGTTAGCGTTCGCATCCATTTGCGAAATCATTTTTAAAATGTTATTCATTTTTTTCATATTCTATTTATTATCTATTTGTTCTAACTTTCTTTGCGCCCACTCAATACCAGCGTCACCACCCCAACAAAGCCACATTAAACGACCGCAGCCGTCTCCTAATTTCTTTTGTGAATTTTCTTTGTGACGTGCAAATGAAGCCATACGTGAAATTGTTTCTCTACTTATATTTTCGCCGTTTGCAAGTTGATTGGCGCGCGCTTTTCCTACGGGCGTACCGCAGTCACCCCAACCGTTTTCTTCAGCGTAGCGTAATGCTATCTTCGCATTTTCAGTTGCTTCTTTAGGATAGTCGTTATACGTTTCTAATTTAGTATCGAGTATTTCTTTTAGGAATGCTATTATTTCGTCTTCTTCGTTTTGTTGTAAACTCATTTCGTATTGATCTACAAAGTGACCTTCAATACTAAATCCTTTTACTTCGCCGTCTTTTACCTTTTTCCAAATTTCATCGTTGTTTACTTTCATTGAAATCATCCAAGTTCCCTTTGGTAAATTGAATTCGTATTTTGCTGATTTGTCTTGTTTCTCATCTTCAATTATCCAGCTTTCAACAACACTCATACCGTCTAACATTTTACGTTCGTGTTCGTAGGTAGCGTTGTTTTGATTAGCTCTCATTAAAAACAATTCACTTGCTTTGCGTACCGTGTTTTCACTAAAGTAAATGTAAAATTCTTTGTCCTTGTTTCTGCGGTAAATTTGTTTATTAGGCACTAAAGCCGCACCCATCAAAATACGTTTTTCCGCATCTACTTCTTTTAGTTCAACTTCGTGTTTTTTTAACGCTATAAAATTCTCCTCGATCGCTGGACTTTCAACAACTGAAACCGCATTAATACCAGCTTCTAATTTTGTTTCGTCTATTAGTAGTTCTATTATTTCAACTTTTGCCATAACTATTAAACTTATAATGTTGCGTTTTGTACTCTATTTCGGTCTAAGGCTTGTGCGCTTGTTACTTCGCCACTAACTACGTATGCTTGTGTAGGCGTTTGTTGTAATTGTGCTAACTGATTTATACCGCTCGATCCTATTGTGTTAAAGTTAGCAGTCATAGGAGCAGCAGTTGGTACGTTAGTATCATTACCCCCACCACCTGAATTTGCACCACCACCAAATTTAGAATTTGAAATTTTAATTATGTTTGCAGCTCCAACCGTTGCAGCAATACCAGCTTCGACAAATTGCATTCCCGTTGCTAACTTGATTGGGTTACCACCAGCAGTTAACGCACCCGTTACCGCCATTGCAGTGTTTGTAATTGCAGCGGCTAAATTAAAAGCCTTTTGTACTTGAAATTGTTTACGTGCGTCCTTTTCGTTTTTAGTATTAAACGAACCCGCTAAATCAGCTAAAGCACTAAAAGTATTTCCCGCAAGTTCAAGCGTTTTTTGTCTTAACTCGTTTCGCCTTTGTATTTCTTCTTTGTCTATTTGTTTTTTCTTTTCGGCTTCAGCTTCACGAAGTGCAATTCGTTTTCCAGCCGCCTCCATTTCTTGGTCAAACTCAATTTGTTTCTGTTCAATTTCTTTTTTATTCTTTTCCTCCCACGTTAATAATTTATCACTATTATATTTAATATCTAATTGAAGTAATTCCTTTTTTAACGTTTCATCAATTAATTTTTCCGCATCAGCTAATTGTTTCGCATCAACTATTTTATCTTTTGTACTTGCAAGTAAATCTTCTTTTTCTCTTTTATTTTTTTCCTTTGCAAGTGCGACTTCTTTATCATATCCATCAGCCATTAACGCCAAACGCTTGTCAGTGTTTTCACGCTCTAAATCAAGTTTTTCTTTTGCTGTGTTTGCTTGATTGTTAACGCTGTTTTGGTCGCCTTGTTTTATTTGTAATTGCAGTCCATCCCTATCAGACTTCATTTGTGCTAATCCTCGTTTAGCTTCTTTTATAGTAGCATCGCTGTCGGCTTTTACTTTAGCTGGGTCAAATAAAAACTTACTACCTACTTCAGCGCCTAATTGAGTTAATTTAGTAATTTCAGCATTTATATTTGTAGTTGTGATTTTACCCAAGCCTAATGTTTCAGAAAGTTTATTTGCTCCTTCAATTAATAAATCAAAGGGAGCAGCCAATGCCCTTAAAGTCATTACTGAAGCCTCTAAACCAAAACGAATAATGTTTTTTGCTATTTCTTGGTTACGTTCTGCGGCTGCTATTTCTAATTTTGACGTTTTTTCCAACCCTTCAATACGTGCTTCTTCATCTAATATTGTAGTATTTAATTTATTTAGCCTTATTTGTAAAATTTCCTTTTCACTTTTACCTTGAAGCCTTAAACTATTTTCTTGTAATTGTGCGTTTTCGTAGATTTCTTTAGAAGCAGTTGCCTGTTTCTCTACGTCTTTATTTAGTTTTAATTGTTCGTCAGAAACACCGCTTACCGCCGCTTTTATGTCATCCCAATAAGCAACAATAGTACCCAAAGCAACTACAAATAAACCGATTCCAGTTGCAGCTAAACCGCTTCTAATTCCTTTTAAAGCATTTCCAGCAACTATTCCTAATTGTTTAAAAGAATCTCGGGCTTCCATTAAACCGTTTATACCTTGTGTTAAAGCCATTACGCTTTGTACTTTCAATAGTGCTTCTTCTACTTTCTCACTTTCAACACCTAATAAAGCCATCCCACCCGTAAAGGCTTGGAATCCATTCATTACGCCATTTACCGCACCTTCAACCGCTTTAAATTTAGCATCGGGATTGAACGCTTCAACTAAGTCTTTTGAGAATCCTATCTGGTCTTTTAATTCAGCAGCAGCCTTTGCCGCTTTTACGGCTTGTTCTGAAGTTTCACCATATTGCGCGCTTACCTTTTGAAGTTCTTGTACGGCTTCTCTATATTGCGCTTTTAGACTTTTGCTATTGTCTTGTATTTCTAATTCAATCGTTCTTTTTTCAGCCATTGTTTACGCTTTTCTTGTTTATAAATCTTTTTTAAATTTCCAGTTAGTTCGTGTTTTCCTTTCGCCACGTCCACTATTTCACTCACTCCGAAGAAATCATCAGCTTTTAATAGTTCTAAAATTAGTTGTATCATTCTTGTAATATTGTTATTTGATTTGCAACTTGTTGTCCGTTGCCTAAAGTGTACGTTACCGTTAAAATTATAACTTGCGTTGCCGAATTTTCCGTTATTAAGTTTTGGAATTCTTCAGTAATTAAGCTATCTGAATTTTCGGCTAAAATGTTTGAAGGCGTATTCGTGTTTTCAGGAATACAAACTACAATTGTTTCACTACTTGTTATTGTGCTTGGCGTAATTGTAACGCCGCCAAACGTTGTTGTAATAGTAGCACTTACCGCACCGTTAACAAACGTAATAGGAACGTTTAAACATTGTGCGTCAAAACTTGGTACGTAGGGTTTACCGCTTGTTAAAGGTCGAAAGTCTAAATACAAACTAAAGTCAACTTGTCCCGTACTTAAGTTGCTTTTCATTTCGTTTATTATATAGCGTTTATCTCTTATAATAACACGATCATTTAATTTTAGGTTTGTAAGTAAAGAAACGGGTAAATTCGTCTTTACGTGAACAAGCCTATTTTTAAGGTTGAACAAATTAATTAAATACGAAAAATAATATTCAGCGAATAAACCTTGTTGAATTGTTTCTAAATGAATTATAGAATTATCAGCGCCGAAATTTAAACTATATTTCGTGTTTTGATAGGTAAGGTCTTGACCGAATAAAGCGAACGTGTCAATGTTTACATGAGTTGCTCCAGTATAGAATTTAATAGGGTGCGAACTTAAATCGTTGCTTTCACCGTACAAATAAAGTAATATAGGCTTTGGTGTGT